ACTGATATCATGTGTAATGACTCAGATGGCGAAACTGTCTGGGATACTTACGGGGTTTCCACGAGTAATACACAGTATTACTCAGATAAGATTGTTGGGTTAAAGGCAGGCCGGACTTACCATTGCTACATCAGGACAAAAGAGGATTTATCCGGCGGAACAGACAGTGATTGGATTTATGTTACTGACTTTACGACTAAGTCTGACGGTTCTGGTAATCCTTCCAGCACTCAATCGGTTCAGGATAAGGTGTATGTTAAAACAAACATCGCGGGTTATTTCTTCGATGCCGTCCTACAGACGAACTATACGAGGTCATTAACGATTACACAGCATCCCGTAGAAACAGGAGCCGCGATCAGCGACCATGCTTTCGTTAACCCTGTCGAGTTGACGATGCAGATCGGTATGTCTGATGTTATGAAGAGCATTATTCCGGGGCAGTTTTCTCAGGGTAGCTCGCGATCAAAAACAGCTTTTGAGGTCCTCGCACAGCTTCAAAGCCAAAGGATTCCGATGGATGTAATGACGAAGTTTGGGCTGTTTAAGAACATGCTGATTGAGACGATAGCTGTGCCGGATGATTATACGACTCAGTTGGGGTTGAAGGCGACTGTGACGCTGAAGGAAGTGTTTGTGGCGACAGTTAAGACCGTGAAGGTAAGTGCGAGGCCGCAGGTGACGGATAGTACGAATAGGGCGACAGTTGAGCCGGAGACGCCGAATAGGAGTGTTGTGAGGTCGATAGGAGATAGTCTTGGACCCGCGGCTGCGGGGATATTGCAGAACATGTAAAATATCTTCTATTCTACGAAACCCTTCTTGCGAATATTATGTTATTATATTGGCAAGGAGGGGTAATGAGTATGGAGGAAGATAAGAAAATGCAACGAGGGAAAATAGTAAGGAATATTATAGTATTAGTGATTGTATTCTATATCGGATATCTTAATGGTTCGTATACCAAAGATGATCATGCTTCTATTCAACCAACATCTGCAACAGATAATACATCTATAAGCCCCAAGCATGTGCCAGAGGGAATGTATAGGGCCGGAAAGGATATTCCTCCAGGGGAATATAGGTTAACTAATAATAATCAAGGTAAGTACGATGCGTATTTCAGCGTTACCACTGATTCTACAGGATCATCAGGGAGTAGGGTTAGCAGTGATAGCATTTCTAATCAGTATTTCGTCACAATTAAAGATGGAGAGTATATAAAACTAGAGAGATGTTACATGGAAAAATTAGATAATCCCACATAAACACCTTCGGGTGTTTTTTCTTTTGCCAATTTTGAGGTTATGTCATGTCGTGAGACACACCTCTAACCTCTCTTATGAAAGAGGCCTGAATTAAATCAGGTCTCTTTTTAATGCCAGAAAAAGAGAGGATGAGAATTTATGAATGAATTGGTCGTCATTAAGGGGAACGAAGCGTTTACGGATAGCCTAAAGATCGCAGAAGGAACCGGATATGAGCATCACACAATAACAAGAAAGATAAGGGACTTTTATTCCGATTTCGAAGAATTAGGAAACTTGGATGTCACATCCAAGTATACCGGCGGGAATCCGGTTAAAATCTACCTACTTAATGAGCCGCAAGCATCTTACCTGATGACGCTGTTAGAAAACAATACCGTAGTAAGAAGGTTCAAATTAGAACTTGTAAAAGAATTCTATCGTATGCGGCAGTTTATCTTCGAGCGAAAAACTGCAGAGTGGAACCAATCCAGATTAACTGGCAAAAAGGTTCGAAGAGACGAAACAGACGTTATTCTGACAAAACTAATACCTCTTGCCGAATCTCAGGGAAGCAAAAACTCCGGTAAGTTATATATGACATATTCAAAACTGGTTAATTCCACGCTAGGTATTAGTGCAGGGCAACGGAATAACTTGTCACTATCCTACATCGATACCATTAGGTTTCTCGAAAGGGCCATCGAAAATATTATCTTAATCGAAGTGAACAAAGGGACCCACTACAAGGAAATATACCAAACCTGTAAAGTTAAGTGCCAAATCATAAAAGAATTAGCATTCTTACCTTCTTTTCTCGAATTAACTGGAAAATAAATTACCCTACACGGGAGGCCACTAACCATGTCCTTTAAAATAATCCCACTAACCTCCGCACCCGACCAAACCTTCAAAATCACCATACCCGTCGACGGAAAAAACCTAAAACTGAAACTTCGAGTACGCTTCAACGCCGCCGCAAATTACTGGGTTATGTCTATTTACGATGCCGCCAGTAATACACTGATACTCGACTCTATTCCTCTACTCACTGGTAAATATCCAGCAGGCGATCTCTTGGGACAGTATCGTCACCTTGGGTTGGGGAGTGCAACGATTATTAATACAGGTAATAGCACGATGGATAGTCCGGATTCGACGAACTTGGGTACTGACTTCTTGCTGTGCTGGTCTGATACGATTTAAGCTAAATCCTATAAAAAGGAGCGCTAACAACACCGATAAGAATATTTAGAAAAAGAGCAGCATCCTAGAGGGGTGTTTTTTATTTTCCCAAAAGGAGGTGACACCGTATGAGTAATGCCAATTTCATAGCCAACCTAGTTTCAGGCGCTCAAGAGGGATATGCACTCTACGGCGTGTTACCCTCAATAACTATAGCACAAGCCATTTGGGAAAGTGGTTGGGGTGGTTCATACTGCGCCAATTACGATAAAAACCTTTTCGGAATAAAGATGCCCGGGGCCAAACCACCGGGAATGTCCATAGTGCAGGGTTCCTACGCCACAGACGATGGCGGATACTATAGACGCTATCAGTCGTGGGGTGATTCCCTTGAGGATCACGGATTCTTTCTTGCAAATAATTCACGCTATGCCAACATTATCGGAAACACTGACTATATTTCCGTTGCCAATAACCTACAGTCTGATGGGTATGCAAGCGATCAAAAGTATGCCGCCTCTATTATTAACACCATAGAAGCTAATAATTTAACTCAATACGATATCGGTAGCTATACAGGCAGATCAATAAACCCTTCTAGTCCGCAGGCAAACGCACAAGCCGATACAGAGACGCCTACTACTCAATACGGCATAATCCCGAACAGTACAACAATGTCGAGTGATATCCTCTATGGGCGCAGGTATCGAGTCATTGTTAGTAGCCTTGATGGAGAAAAGGCCTTAGATGTATCTCAACTCAGGTGCACATTTAATTGCGTAAAGTCCATGCAGTTGGAACCTCAGTTTTCGGAAATTGTGATTTACAACCTCAGTCCGCAATCGGAGAACTCGATCATAACAGAGGGTTTCAGAGTCACAATTGAAGCAGGATACGAGGGGAGTCAGTACGGCCTTATCTTCGATGGAAACGTAGTGCAGGCGATAAGAAATAAGGAAGATGGTACAACCTACACGCTAACACTCGTTGCGGCCGATGCCGATAGGTGGATGAGTTACAGTGTTTCTAATTTCTCTATAGTCAGAGGCCAAAACTCACGTAACATTATCGAAGGTTTAGCCAGCAAGGCCACAGTTCCCTCGGAGCTCGGTAGTATATCAGATTCCCTATCTACCTCCCAGCTAACAAGGGGAAAGGTAATATTCGGACTCACAAGGGATTACATCCGGCAAATAGCTCAATCCGAGAACGCAACGGCGTATATCGAAGGCGGTAAAATAAACTTAGTTAAGGCTGACGACATTCCAGAGGGGGAGATACTCGATTTATCCTCTGATTCTGGGTTAATCGGTGTACCAACTCAGGCAGACTATGGGGTAACGATTAAGTGCCTCCTAAACCCTCGAATAAAAGTAAACACGTTAATCCATGTAGACAATAGTTTAGTGCGCGCACAACAGTTTGAACAAGGGCAACAGGTTTATGCGCTGGATACCGATGGGATATACAAGGTGATACAGGTGACAACCATCGGAGATACGCGCGGAAATGATTGGTACACGGAAGTCGAAACGGTTACGCAAGCAGGAAAACTACCGGCTATGATCGCAAATGGAACGCAGTCTTCGTTATAGGTGGGGTGAACAGTATGAAAACAGTCGCAGAGAGAATAGGAAGTGACTACGAATTCTACCAGCGCATGGGCGAAAAATGGGGAACAGATCTCAGAGTCTCGATTCCCGGGATTGTGCAGAGCTTTGACCCTATTGAGCAGACGGTAACAGTTCAACCCGCAATAAGAGAGCGCATTGTAGATGGAGAGGGAACCGTAAATATGGTCAATCTACCCCTACTTTTGGACGTTCCTGTCGTGTTACTTAGGGCTGGAGGGTTTGTCCTTACGATGCCAGTGGTCCCGGGTGACGAGTGCTTGGTGATTTTTTCTGACTCGTGCATTGATTCATGGTGGTCGCAAGGGGGAGTGCAGGTGCAGGCCGAGAAACGTCGACATGACCTCTCAGACGGTTTCGCGATCATGGGAACTTGGAGTCAACCACGAAGGATAGTAAACTACAGCACGAATTCGTCACAACTAAGATCTGAAGAGGGGACATCACTCATCGACATAAAGCAAGATGAGATCGACATCGTATCTAATGTGGTGAAGATTAATGGAGTGAACTTCAGTAGCCATACACACGTTGCTCCGTATGGCGGAGGAACGACGAGTGAACCCAGCTAAGGGGGTGAACCATGAAATACAGAGCACTCGACCCAATGGGGGACTATTCGTTCGGAAAGTCAATGCAGGACTTCCTTATTAACGAGTCGGCAGTCGCTCAGGCAATAAAAACAAACCTTCTGCTCCTGCAAGGCGAATGGTGGGAAGATACGAGCAACGGACTTCCTCTATTCCAGAATATCTTAGGGCAATCCGGTACGCCTGAGCATTTAACCGCTACCGATTTGCTCACAAAAGAACGTATCTTAAGCACTCAGGGCGTGTCGCAGATTCAGGATTTCCAAAGCGTTTATGAGAATCGGAGATACACAGTGAGTAACTGCACAGTATTAACCAACACTGGCCAGACCGTAACAGTATCGGGGGTGACTTTATAGGTGGCATACTTCGCTCCATTTATTGATGAGACGGGACTTCATATTCCATCCTATCAGGATATCCTAGCCGACCTAATCGAACAGGCTCGTGGTATTTATGGTCAGAATATCTACCTCGAACCAGACTCACAGGACTATCAATACATCTCTACGTTCGCGGTGAAAATGAGCGATACGCTCCAAGCAATCCAATTCGCTTACGACAGTCGAGGTCCTGGAACGGCAATCGGATCTGGCCTTGACGGGTTAATTAAACTTAATGGCATAGCTCGGAGTC